GTGCAATAACCGTCAAGGCGCAGCCAGCAATAGGGATAGCTTTTGAAAACCTTGCGCCGCAGCTTTTCGGGCATCCGCTCATTGTTACGGGGCTTCTTGTTTTCTTTAGTGGGCCACGCCATTCAGTTGACCGTGACATGAATGTGATTGAAGTGATTGGCTACGCGCCACAGAATGTAGCTGACCGAAAATCGGTCTGACTGATTCTGAATGTCTGCGGCAATGGTATCGCCAAGCGCCATGTCATTGACCATAATGTCAATGGCCCTACCGCTGGGATGATCCGGCAAAGGGTCCGCGCGCACCCCGCCAATGGATTGAACACCGGGGTAGTTGGAGGCAACGTACTGGGCCAGGGCTGACGCATTGGGTGTGAGGCCACTACCTCCTACCAGCGGAACAGTATGGGCCTGCGGCGACAGTGCGCTGGCAATGATGATCAGTGCCCCGACAAGAGAGCTAACGATTCCAGTTCGCGTACTTCTTGTGGCACTCGTCGCAACGGGGTCGTCCAGCAGAATAAGGTCTGCTGCCGCAGTCGATACATAGGTTGTTGACATATCTCTCGTTTTGCTCCTGGGTTGACTTACGACTCACGGCGGTCTGAGCGGCCTCCATTTCGCGGCCCGTTAGTGAGGTATTTGCGACTACCTGCAACGATGCTGTTGAAGCCATAGTTGGCGCGCTTACGGTGGTCGTCGCAAACCGCGTGCCCATTGACGATGGTGATAGCCAATTCAGGCTGCTTGAGGTCTTGGCACTCCATGCAGATAGCACAGTAAAGGTACTGGATATGCTCGGGAGTGATGCTGTTACTCATTGCCGTCCTGTCTTGTGCGCCTGTCTTTTCTACCAAACATCATGGCACTTCGACAGTCGTGTAAGTCCCATCCCAATTCAGCTTGGGTCCAAAGCGGTGGGCTTTGCGCGCTAATGGCTTGGCCGTTACAGGCTCGCCCAGGTGTGTTCGATTTTTTATTACGCTGGGTGAATCCTGGTGATCAACCAATGAGGGATTTGTGTAAGACACAAGGTGTTTTGTGGCTTTGGCATACTCCGACATGGCATCGTCTGGTGCCCAATTCTTCTCCACGAATTCGCTCATGGTTTCCCGCAGCGACGGGACATATTTGATGCCTATTGCGTATCCCACGGCGTGCCTCATATTGGGATGGATGATCCAGCTTGTCTGTTCTTTTACTGCTTTAGAAAAGTTGTACTGATACTGCAACGGATGGTTGATGCCCAGGTAAAAGCTCACCATTTGAGTAGGGGCGTGCTGAAGTGCAGCTTCAACCTGGGCGCGGAAGTCTGGCACAGGTATTGCATCATCTTCTAAAATTACGATCCATTTTTTGTAGTGTTCTACAGCATGTCCGTATGCCTGGGCTATCGCCTTCAAATGATTTCGCCCGCAACCCATAGCCGTGTTGTCCAGGCTTACAGCGTCGGCCCTTACGGACTTGACCAGTTGGTCTAGCATCTCCTGCCTATCGGGATGCCCAACTACTGCCAATGAGATACTGCTCATTTGTGCTGGAACCATGACCAGTTATTGCTTTCTTTTTGTTTAAACAAAGTCGTTACTTTAGGTCCGGTCACCAGCCGGTGATTCCACTTATCGGAATAGGCGATCTTGTTAAAACTTCCCATGTCAAACACGCTTTGCTTAGCAAGATTTTCTGCTGCCATGTCGTGACAAAAATCCAACACCGTCGCATGGTCACCACCCACCACGCCCGCGTTCAGCAGCATCCGGCCACTGTTGGATATCAGCCAGTCCCGGTGTTCTGGATGCCGGTCAATCATCCAGGGAATTCCGATGATGGTGGGTTCGTAGCCGACGTACAGCTTTCCTTGCTCAAGTTCTTCCCACGGGGGATGAAGCATGATTACGTCACTGCCGTCTGTGCAGAACACCCAGCGGGCGGGATGGTCCCGCAAGTATTGGTAGTACGCGCACCAACGCTGGACGTAGGCAATGTGTCCTGACGGCATTTTGACAAAGCCTGGTGCTTCAGGCAGTTCATCGTGCAGAACCACCGACTCCGCTCCGACGATAGATTTTCTCCACGGTTCGATTAGGGCGGGATCAGCAGCCCATTTCTTGTTTCTTTGGGGGTCAATGATGGTGGTGAACAGGCTGGTCAGCATCAAGTTAGGCAGCGAGTGAAACTCTACGAAATCATCGGAGTCAATGAACTTGGCAAGGGTCACGTCATTGCGGGCAAGTTCAGCTAGTCGTACCTTTTCTGGTACGGAACGCTTGAATCCATCGTGACCAGAAGGTTCAGCATCCAGCGAGTACACGAACTCGCTTGATCCGCATATATCCTGAAATGGTTGAAGGGTTAGACCGGCGTTAAAAATTCGCCGGGAATACTCCACATGCTCGTTGCCCCAGATGCCGAATTCTGGACGGTAACCGCCCACTTTCTCAACCACGCTGCGGTGAAGGTAAAGCAGGCAGCCGCGCGGGTGGTCCTGCGCCCACATGGTGCCGTCGTCATAGGTGGTGCGCGGCGTGTCGAGAACGTGACCACGGTTGTTTCTGTCCTTGAAAAGAAAGCACAGATGGGGTTCAGGATGATCGGCGTACTTCGACAGCCATGACGGGTTAGTAGGCCAACAGTCGTCGTCCAGTAAGAACATATGTTCGACACCGGCATCGAACAGAAGTTCGATGCACTTGTTCTTGGCTCTGGCAATACCCTGCTGCTGATCAAACCGGTAAAGCTGTGCGCCGCCGACCGGCAGAAAAGGCTCAGTGCTGGCATCGTCAACTACCACCACATATGCGCCTGGACTGTTAAGCAGAACAGCCTCAACACAACGCGCGGCTACTTCCGCGCGATTATGGGTTGTGATAGCTACACCCATCTTTGGCGAACTGGGCAGCCCACTGGATCGGCGGGCGTAGGCAACCCCGTCGATAGTTATTTCGTCAGGCAGTGTTTGAGATGCTGCCACGGCGGGTACACGACTCAAAGCTTGGTCCAGTTGATGAGAGTGTCCCAATGTTTCTTGCACTTAGAGCAGTAAAACGGGTTCCGGTCCTCCCGGTGCATGTCGCACACAAAGGTCAGCTTTCCGCAACAGCTATAGAAACCTGCCCACCGCGCCGGTTCCTCGCACTGGAACGCCGGGGTGCTGAAGCCAGAGAAAACCATAGCCACTTGGAGGTCGCAACAAATATCGAACTCATCCAGTTGGGAATCAGGCTGGTTGAGCTTTTCGATTTTGCTCATCGAAAGCCTTTCGTAACTCCGCTGCGGCGAATGTCAGGGCTTCCCATAAGGGATCATCACCGCCCTCAAAGATGTTCTCGTAGCTTCTGCCTGGTTCCAATGCTAAAACGCGGTCGGGGGAAAGTTGCTTGATTCGCCAGTTTGTGTCGATCCGCGCTTTGCGCAGGGCGCACGCCGCGACTTTCCGGTTAGCGGGTTCACGCATAGCTCCCCCATCGACGCACCACATTTCTTGCAAGCGCTGCCGATGACTTCGGAGTACGCGGCAGTCACGCCCAGCCCGCCCAACTCGGCGTATGTCACCGAAATCCTTCATAGTTCATCGCTACCTCTTGTCGATGTGACAAATCCTGACAACGATATCACCCAGGCTGACAAAATCCAAGCCGCAGGTCGAGCAAGACTCGGAACCGGAATCCGCAATGGCCTGTGCCACATGCAAATACGTCAAGAGGCACAGGGAGCAGAAGAACTGGCTCGCCGTTTCGCTTTCCTCACACCGATCAGCAGCATGAATCTGAAGAAATGCCTGGGCAGGCTCGCCGCACATGCAAACGATGGTGGGTTCAACCACCGCAGTTTCAGAGCCGTGGATGAGCCTGCCCACACTAAGCCGCCGTCAGCTTCTTCAGCAGGTCATACCGAAATCCAGACCAAGACTGCTCCCCGGCCACCACCACCGGAAGCTCCGAAAACCCCATGGCCTTGCACTGGTCCAGGGCACCGGAATCCTTGGTCACATCGACTTCGGTGTATCCGACCTGAGCCTTACGCAAGACCATCTTGGTGCTGTCGCAAGCTATGCATTGGGGCGCGGAAAAAATCTTGATCTGCACTTTCACTCCCTTGGGATCGTTTTACCAAAAGCGGGAAACTGCATGTCGGGATGCCTTTTCTGGAACTCCTGCAAGGTAATCCGTTCAGGCTCTTGCAGTTCCGCTTGCTTGGCATCGGCAGCAGTTTCGCGCTCTAACCGTAGCTTGCGGCACTCGCGGGCGGTCTGAACCAAGACTTTCGGCGTGGGTCGCCAACCTGGGTCACCATGCACCCGGTACATGACCCGTACTGCCATGAGAACGTCCTCTAGAGAGTCGATCCCTGCCGACTCTAGGGATTCTGCCCAGGCGCACACCATCGCCTCTGTCTGTGGCAGATAGGGGTCATAACCGATGCACTTGCTGATCGCGTCTATTGCGAGGTTCTTGTAACTGGTTCTCATTCCGGCTCTTTCATTGCCTGAAGGTTGACGATCTTCTGATCGACTGTGGATAGCCGCTGACCGGTGTTGGTGACGCGGCGTTCGTACTGCGGCTTGCGGAACTCCCGGCGCATCCAGCCCCGCCAGGTGGCATCCCAATCAAGTTTGGTTCCCTTGGCTCCCGGCTGGGAGTGCCAGTAGTCGCAGAACTGTCGATGCTCAGACTCCCACTCACTGCGAGTGATGTTGGGGAACTCTTTGCGCATCACTTCAATGGTCTGGTCGCTTGGCATGTAGGAATCAGGGATACGGCCACCGCGTGTTCGGGCTACCGCTTTAGCGGGAGCCGTTTCGGTTGTCGGGATAGCGGGTACATCTCCCCCCATACCCCCCTCTACAACAGTTACTTCCGTACTTACTTGAGTAGTTATATTTCCCTTTCCTTTTCCCTTTCCCGACTTGTAGTTTCCTTGCTCATGTTCGGAAATTCCTAGCTTATTGGGTATGCGCAGGTCAGAGATTGATTCTGGGTCGTCGTATGTGGGGAACCTGAGAGAAGCCCGTCTTTGGGTGGTTTGGTGGTCATCCCACGTTGGGATGCAGAAGTAGTGCCGTTCCCGCACGGTGTAGAACACCACTGAGTATGCGTCCCGCACTTCTGCCAGCATGAGCAGAAGCTCATCCTTGGTGATGCCGTCTGAGTCTGGGAAGGCCATGCCCAGCAAGCCGTTGATGTTGGTTTCTCCGATGCCCCAGTCATTAGCCCAGCACCACATGGCGACGTACAGCAGCCGCGCTCTAGGTGAAGCTCTTGCCGTGTCAGGGGAGTGGAAAAACTGCGGCTTGATGGTGCGGATGCGCGGCACTTGCTGGTTACTCCCCGGTGAGTAGCTAGGAATTTCCTAGTCGACGCAAGGAAATTCATTGACTGGTGTGTGGTTCCGACAGGGACCGTAGTGTCACACAATGTCAGAGTCAAGCAGGCTGGTCAGCGTTTTCCTCAATCGGCTTTCCGGCTTGCTGGATCAGCGGTGTGCGAGCCACAGGAAACTTCTCTATGCACAACGGGCAAAACTTGGTGATGTAACGAAACCGTTCCTCTGGCCCGGTGTCACCAGCCCACGCCATTCCACAGCGGATGCACCTATGCCCCGTCATAGACATGCGCCCACCATTAGATTGTCTCGCTACCGGGCCGTGACTTGAACTCACCGGGATTCAGCGCTTGCACGCAGATGCTTTCCGACCCAAACTCGTTGACGATCTGCCGCACGAACTTGGGGTAGCTGTCAGCCTTGGCGTTCTGGTCTAGTGAGTGTTTCTTCATCCATGGGTACTGCTTGTTGAGGCTTTTCCGGCAAATTTTCATGGCGACAGGAATGTCCCAGATGTAGACCCGCTCCCCTGCCATGTAATCCATGAAGTCGCGGGTTTCGTCAAAGCTGCACATGAGCTTGTTGTGGTAGACCGACAGCACTGCCGCGAGCCGGAACCTGCGCCCTATGGAAGTTTCTTGATTTCCAGGTGGGTTTCCAGTGTCAAGATCGGACGGTGGCAATCTCCGCATATCGTTACCTTCTTGTTGAATTGTCGCCACAATTTCAGGTAGGTATTCAATGCTTCAAGCCCGCGTTGTAGATGCTGCTCGCAGAGCAGTACGGGCTGTTTGTCATTGCATCCTTGTGCGATTACCACGGCGGGCGATTCGCACATATCGCATTGCGGCGCATATTGGTGGACCGATAGGTCTACGGAATCTAGCTGGGAGTTAGCCACCCGTGCAGGATACCGCGTAACGTGTCAGTCTTTGGCCTACGCCATTTAACCTGTCGTGTCAGGCATTGTCAAGACGCAGTGCGATATCCACCGTGCAGATCAAGAAACACCACTTGCTCGTTGTACCAGACTGCCACCGGAACCTCACCGGGTTCATCGGAGCCAGCCACCGACAGGCCAAGTTTGTACGCCCATTGTGGGTACAAAGTCGCTTGCTTGTGACATTGCCAGCACAGCCCGATGATGTTGCTGGGGCACCATGCTCCACCCTGACTGCGGTACTTACGGTGGTGCATCTCATCCAGCGAGCGCTTACCGCAAAACTCGCACACCGGATTCACCGTGTCTATCCAGGTGGGCATCATCATTTCGTAGATCAGGGTCGAGCGCTTTCGCACTAGTTCGCGGGTGCGCTTTTCACTCATCGACCTACGCGCAACAACTCCGACTCCGCTCGTACAAGAGCGGCGGCGCTGCGTCCTACGTCAATTCTGACTCGGAGTGTGTCAATCTTACGCTTATGCGCTTTAACAAGAGTCTCTGCAAGCTCCGTAGCAAGACGCTTTTCGGACGTGTCAAGAAGCGTCTGCTGCTTGCGAACCTCCACCGCGCCGCTATTAGAGAGGAACGCCGTCGCGTAGGCGAGGGTGTACTCCTCTTTGGCCTCCACAGCATTCTTCTCAAGATCATCAAGCTCATCCGATAACTGCTGCATGGACCTTGATAGGGCTAGCAGGTTCAGCATGACCTGATTGGGGTCTAGTTCATTGCGAGGCATCAGAACAGTTCATCTTTGTTAGGTGAGCTAACGGATTCAGCTAGCGGGTCGGCATCTTGAGCAGCTTCCAGCACAAGCTGCTGGGAAAACTCTAGTATGTCCTCCGCTGAAGCTTTGGTAAGAACTGCGTTGTCATGCTCATCTGCATACCTCTTAGCCACTTCAGCAGTTTTCAGTTTGTGCTTTACGCAGATGCTTTGAAGTGAATCCAGTGCATCCTGGTTTGCTGCGCGCGTGGGTTCAGCAGGCTTTTCCCGGCGAGGCTGTTGCTTTCTTTCGTAGCCTCCATGAGTGTCGGCTTTAGCCCACAGTTCTAGTGCCGCGCCGAATCGCATGGCGGCATTTCGGAGGGCATCTCCAATTGCCTCCTTTTTGGCATTACCACCAGTTTTGCCACCAGCGTCCCCGACTCCAATTCGGGTCACTCCGCATACCGTCAGACGAATCCACAGGCAGCCGTCTTTGTCGAACTTGGGCAGCCCGTCGTCATCTAAAGCGAACGGCTCCCAGGACCACAGGGGGTCTATGTCCAGCAGCCTGCCAGTTAAATGCGCGTGGCCTACAAAGTCGAGAGTCACCCCACCCTTGGGGAGCTTCCCTATCTGTTCAGGCGGGAACGGCTCTCTCAGCAACTCAAGACGCTCATAGAGGTCTTGCATGTCGTGTTCTGTGGTGGTCACTTACTTTCCCTTTGCTCTGGAAATGACGTTCCTCTTGGACAGCCGCATCTTGCGTGACTGCGTGATCCCGGCGCTAAGCTGGGCAAGCCGCCAGCCCTCATCCAAGTCCATTGGATACAGGGCGCACTCTGGATCACCGCCACCGTTAAACGGCAGATGAATCAGCACACCCTTGCTGACGTTCAGGTCAGGGTGAATTGGTTCACGCGCACCGGTTTCCTGGTCGTATTTGACCGACCGGGCATAGATAGCTACCTGGATGGTGGGCTTCATGGCAAAGTCTGGATCGGACTTACCGGATTTGATATCGGCAACTACAACCTCCCCGGTTTTCTTGTCCCGCAGTAGCCGGTCAAAGTTACCGGCGCACCGCAGATCGGCTGGACTGCCAGGATTTTCTAGGTCATCGCAGACTACGAAATACTCATCGCCCAGTATCTCGTAGCGGGAATGCACGGCTTCTGCGTAGCAGTCGAGCCAGGGTTCCAACTGATCAACCGGATAGATTATCTCAGCGCCGATATCTTTCAGGTGGCACAACCGGTGAATAGCTGTCCCGATTCCAGCCTTGTGCTGATCCCCACCGATTTTTTCTGCAAGCGAAAGCAAAGACTTGACCTCTTGCTTTGCTTTGGCCCACGGGTCATCGAACTCGCTGACCAGTGCGCGGAACTGCCAAGCCAAACTCTTGTCACGAACCACCCCGAATACAGCCTGGGCCTGCTGGTAGTTCTTCAGGTTGTCTTTGGTGTCGAGGTTGCCCGCGATTGAGGATGGTCGGTCATAGAGAAATCCGTTGACCGGCTTGTCGACACCCGGCTCCCAGGTGAGCGGTCCACCGTCACGGGTGATCCACGGCTTGCCATACGGTCCTCGCTGAATCGCGTAATCGGTCACGGTCGAAAGGCTAGTGCCACAGTCCGACAAGTTGACACTCCGACGCGGCTAAAATTGACAATGTGAGTCATGTCAGGTCAACAAGGTGACTCTTTACATCGTCGTCGGGCCACCCGCAGCAGGTAAGTCAACCTGGGTATGTCAGCACGCTAAGCCAGGTGATATCACCATCGACTTTGACAAGCTGGCAAACACGCTCAGCTTTGCAAACAGCAGCACCCATGAACACCCGCCGCATATCCACCACGTCACGCGCATAGCCAGGAAAGCCGCTATCGACGCTGCGGTAAGGTTCCGCAATCTCATCGACGTTTACGTCATCCACTCTCACCCCAGCGACAAGATGATGCGCCAGTACAAGATGCTGGACGCTCAGGTAGTAACCATCGACCCAGGTGAAAAGATAGTTATGGAACGGATACGCAAAGAGCGCCCAGCTATAAATCCGGTGGAGATAGCTGAGCGTTGGTATCAGAAACAGGAATCACAATAGTTACTCGGTTTTAGGCAGACGCACTGTATTCTGGCGACGTGGGGCACGAATCGTTCTGGGCGCTAGCCCTAGTTTCCTGCTTCATCTTTGGCTGGATGAACTGGCAGTTAAATACTGTGCAGCAAAAAATGCAGGAGGATCACATGGCAATTGCAGACGAACTGAAGTCCATCAAGGATCAGTTGGAAAAGGCCAAGTCCGAAATCGTGGTGAAGATCAGCGATCTGGAAGCCGCTGTTGCCGCCGCCGGGGAACCCAGCGCGGAGGTTATGAACGCTCTCGCTGACGTGAAAGCTCTCGCCAAGGGACTTGACGATCTGGTGGTCGACGCACCGGTCGAGGATGCTGCGGTCGCGGTCGAGGCTCCCGCTGAAGTTCCGGCTGAAGTTCCGGCTGAAGAACTGCCCGCTGAAGTTGAAGGCGAAGAAGCAGAAGAAGAAGCCAGCGAGTAGGCAAACCCCTTCAGGAAGTCGGGGCAAAGTCCTTTAAGGGGAACAGCCTTGTCTTTATCAGAGCGCCTAAATTCGGCTGAACCGCGTCGTCCAAACAGGGGATGCGAAACATGCCACTGGTTCTCTGGGCTGCCCAAAACTGATCAGGAATCATTCAAAAACTGGGTAGACGCTGGATGGTCAATTAGGCAGCTACACCACATTTGTTCTAACTATTCCGATCACCCGCTGCACATCAGTGTTTCTGCCCTGAAGAATCATTTGCGTGAATGTTTGGGTTCACAATGAGTCTTTCTGACAAGCTTGATGAGCAGCAGCCGATGGATGAGCCGCCGGTCACCCCCCGCACCGAATTCGATGGGTCTAACGGATACATTCAGACCGGTGTTTGCAAGCAGGAACCTAACAATCACGAAGAACTTCTAGTTGAGTTTGGGTATGACCCTGAACAGGTTCAGATTGTTGGTCATCCACGCATCTCTAAGTGGGAGCAGCGCAGCAGGGTTAGGGGCACCAACACCTATGAGACCGTGTGGCTCTCTGCCTACAAATTCGCCATAAGCTCACGCGGGTTCAATGTTGATCTTCCGGCTCTGTACGCAGAAGTCCAAAAGTCAAAGAAGATCAAGCCGCTGAACCGGCAGACAGAAGAAGCCAGCGTAGTGGTCTGCTGGGCAGATATTCAGGTCGGAAAAGTAGACCATCTAGGTGGTCTAAAAGAATTACTTGAACGGCTTGATGAGAAGCGATCAGAGTTAGACCGCTATTTGAAGTCGACCAAGTTCAATAACATCATCTGCGCTGACGTGGGCGACATTATTGAGGGCTTCAGCAATTTTGCTGCTCAGCATCGGACTAACAGCCTGAGCCTCATGGATCAAGTAGACGTTGCGGCCACAGAATTGTGGAAAACAATACGGCTGTGCGCCCGATACGCCCCGGTTGACGTTCTCTCCATACCTTCCAATCACTGCGCGTGGCGACGTGAAGGAAAGATGCTGGCCGGTAAGCCGACCGATGACTGGGGCTTGCATATCTCAAAAAGACTTGAGCGCATGAATGAAGAAGTTGGACTTCCTATCTCTTTCCACAGGGCTAGCGAGTGGGACGAAATTCTTCAGTTCGACGTGCGCGGCACCCGCCTAGGTCTGGCGCATGGGCACCAAGTTAGCAACCCAGATGCGATCAAAGCTTGGTGGGCAAAGATGACCCACGCCGGGGTTTTGAACGTAGACATTCTTTTAACCGGACATTTTCACTTTGCTTCACTGCGCCCATCGGGACGCGATCACATGACCAACAAGAGTCGCTGGCATATTCAGGCACCCACTCTCGACAACGGATCAGCCTGGGTGAGAAACAAATACGGTGAGGACGGCGACCCAGCCCTAGCCGTTTTCCGCATTACGGAAACAGGGTTCGACGTATCTTCATTCGCCTTGCTTTAAGGGGCATCCAAATATGGACGAGCAACTGCGCGCGGCTATCCAGAAGCTTTTGGATGAAATAGGCGACGGCTGGACCGCTACTCAATTCGTAGTAGTCATGGGACTGGAAAGACTAACTAGCGATTGCCGGGTGGAATCTACAGCATGGCTCTGGGCACCAGGGGAGCAACCAGAATGGCAGACTTTTGGGCTTCTTGATAGTGCCAGGGAAATCTACGAAGATGCAGAGCCGGAATAGTTTTCCTGGGTACACAGATTGTTTCCAACCCTGGACCAGCGCCGCCAGTAAGCCTGCACGTCCTTTACGCTACAGCGCATCCGGTCGGCTATTTCCGTTGCCTGGATTCCTAAGTCTCTCATCTGAACTGAGGCCACGACTCTCTCATGGCTATTCAAGTTCATCTTCACACCTTCATGGACCACCAGCTTTACGGCCCATTCATCAACTTGGTTCAGATCAAGCGGTTCTGGCACAGCAGATAGCTCCCTAGGCTACTTCAGAAGATGACGGGGGACAGTAAACGCTAATAGCGGCAGCGACAAAGATTTCAGCACTGTGGTAAGTGACACCGTTGTCTTGATAAATTTTCTCAACCGCATCCCACACACTAGCTCCACCGTTCCAGACCCAGGAACAAATACGGTGCGCGTTTCGTATTGCCTGCGGGCCAGGGATTATGTCATTGGCAGTCAGAATGTCCCAGAATCGCTCATCCTGAGCAGGGCTTGCAGCAGACAGTGCTGGGTTAAAGAGTCCCACTGCTGCTGTCGCCGCCAATGCGAGTGCAAGCTTTTTCTTCACGGGACTCCAATCGTTTGATTACCTTGTCCAACATTTCCATGACCTCATGCTCTTGGCGCATTCTGGGCCTGCTGGCATGAGTTCCGAATTCCCAGCTTTGGATGCCGTCTTTCAGGAAAAGAACAAGTGTCGCTACAGAACTGCGGTACGCCACATACCAGTCACCCGCATTCGGTGCTAGTTCATGGCAGGACGCAGAGATTGCAGACCTGATGTTCAGGCTGCTGTTTTTCCCCGACGAGAAGCGGTAAGTCCAGCCTCTCTCCTGAAGTATTTCACGGCTGCGCTTCAGTACCGACAGGGTGATATCGGTTTCGGACATGACCCCACGTTAGCACCCCGTGTCAATAGCTGTCAACCAAAGGGATTGTAAACGGGTGCTGCGGCAGCAACCGGCTGAGCCTTCTGAACCGGCTGCGGAGCGCGCTGTGAATCACCAGGCTTGGGCACATAGCAAGTTCCTGTACCCGTAGTTACCTTGATGTTCTCCGCAAGGAACGCTTCTATATCTTCAGCGCGGATGCGTACTACTTGTGGTGATAGCCTCAAAACACCCAGCTTCCCATCGCGGATATAACGCCGCAGTGTGCGTGGGTGAACGCCTAGTTGTTCTGCTGCCTCAGAAATTGACAACCATGTCTCTCCATTAGCCATAACTGTCAGTGTAACAAGGCATGAATAACCTCAATGTCACACAGAGTCCTGCGCCTTGATGTAGGCGACCTGCACTCCACCGTTGAGCGCCCCGGCCCTGCCGCCGATACCAAAGTACCGGTAGCCCTTGCCGTGAGGAATCAGGTTGCCGGTGTCGGTCCAACTCAAATACTGGGTACTCATGGTGGAGTTGTGCAGAGACAGGGTTTGAGTCTGATCGTTGTACCGCAGCCTAAAACCAGTCAGCGCGGTAGCGGATATGGTCACAGAAACCGGAGTTACCTGCGGGAACAGGTTGGACGGTGAGATTATGGAACCGATATCAGGGTTGGTTCCGTAGCCAATCTCCACCGTGTTGGCCCTAGGCTGACCTAAGTTTATCAGGGTCGACTTGAAGCCCACATACAGGTACGAGGACGCATCCGCTGAACAGTTGATCGCCACGATGTTCATGCCCTCGCCCTTGTCGAACACCGACAGGCTCAGTTCGATGCCGTCACTGTTGAACGGCATGTAGTAGCGCATGAAATATCGGGCAAACAGCGCCCAGTCCGGTCCAACCGTGTTGGGGAAGTCCACCCCAAACAGGCCCGTGTTGTCAAAGATGACGGGGCTGCCAGTGAGAATCTTCCAGCGTCCACCCACCGGGCCAGCAGGACGCTGAAAAGTGTCCTCAAACTGGCGCACGATGGTGTCAGCGCTGATAGCCGGTGAATGGGGAAAGCTCAATTGCCTACGGAAAGTGACACCGTAACGAATCATGTGTTCGTCGCTGGGGTCATCCTCTGGCAACTGCATGTAGCAGTAGAAACCAGCCCCATTGGGTATATCAGCTACGTCGGCGTAAGGAACCTTGAAGTCGATGTACTGCCCACTGACCTCGCCGGGTATCTCAGCGATCAGCGCCCCGGCAGAATCACGCCATTCCTGGCGCGCAGTAGTTCCGGCTGGGGGTGTAGCGGCAAGGGTGTAACGCTCCTTGTAAACCGATCCCTCTTGAATGGTGGTGATGGACTTACGCGCCACCATGGGAACTGAAGCGGGAATTGTCATGCTGAGAGTTTACTTCCCATCCTCTGTAGAAAGATTTATTCTGCTGGATTCCAGGTCGCGGTGCTTTGGTGACGGTATAGGGTCCAGCCCAGCCAGATGCTCAGGAAGAACATCTTTGTCCACTAGGCCAAGCAGCATCATAAAACGTGACCGGGCAGAGTAGGACCAGTCCATTATCGCCCAGTAATCCTCCCTCAGTGCCCCGACCAGCTTCAAAATGTATTCCTGGTCGTGCATATTTGCCTGGGTTAACTTGGCAGCCCTATCGGTTCTTTTAACAAACCAGGCAATAAGCACCGTTGCCACCGCAGTAAAACCTGTTGCGGCGGCAGTAATGAACGCGCCCATATCCATTAGATTGGGCAATCATTTGTCAACAATGTACGGCTCCAACACCAGCAATGCCCAGCGCATTACGCAGCTAAAGGAGCATATAAGCAGGAGCCATGCGTCAATGTCACCATGATCAAATTGGGGCGTGTATAGCTGTAATCCAATTGCAGTTACAAGGCACCAGCCAGCGCAGGAAAGCGCAGCTATCCTGTTGAGTCTTGCATTGCACATGCCCAAGAAGCTAATGATGCCGCATAGAAGTAAAGCGGAACCCACCACCATGTAGCCGTTCGCCAATTTGTTACTAAAGGCAAGCCAATGGCTGTCGCGCGTTATGGTTCTGCTAGCCATGATGAAGTAGAGGCCACCGGCAAAAGACCAAAACGCCCACCCAATGCCGATCCACGAAATGATTTTTTTGACGTTGGCGGCACCGCTGTAAACCTCTTGCTTGACCTCAATGGGCCGTGCGTGTGAGGGCAACCAGGGGATTGGACCTGTCCAGTATTTTTCCGCGCGCTCTTGACCTGCCCGCGACAAGGTACTCACCGAACCGTTGGCTCTGACGTGATCTTGTCAATGGCCTGCTGAGCCAAAGGTCCAAGAGTGGAGCCGATCACCGGAACCTGATTGACAGCAGTGATCACAGCGCCCTTCACACGCTCGACTTCAGCCTGAGCGTTTTCAGCCTGACTGATCACAGCGTTGATTCCGTTAACCACCTGATCCGCTGGGGAGGGAGCGGCATCAAAAGCACCGTTGTGCTGCTGCCGTGTCACCGCCAAGGCAGCAGTTCCCGACACCGTGACTCCGAACAAGCCAAGAACAGCAGTAAGTGCTGCACTGACAGAGGCGGCGGTCTGGTGGTCGATAACTCGGGTGGCAGAAAGCAAGGTCAGCACTGCAAATGCGACCACCCCGACCATGTAAAGAATCTGACGTGCTTTAGGAGACATTTGTTTAACCTTTCGTCGCAAGAAATGCCTGGATAGCGGTTGGATTTACCTGTTCCAGCCTAGATAACGCAGCCAGGGAAAGTGGATCGCCCGCGCTCGCGGCGGTAGCGATTTCCCTGATTGAACCCAGGTCACTGTGGAAAAATGCGCGCCACTCCAAGTGGCTGCGCCACACTTGTACCCATTGATCCTGGGAGATTTTCGCGTCATTCTGCACCGGGGAAGGTGGAATAACTATCGGCGGTGACGGTCGAGCAGGTACTACCGCATCTGAATAGCAGTAGCCTTTAGGGGGGATGAGGCTGCACACCGAACCGGGACCATCAAAAGGTGCCCACCATCCTGTGATGCCACCGAAAGATGCACTGTCAGCTATCCAAACAGCCCTATTTGATGGGTTGTCGTCATAACCCATTAGGGCAATGTAGTGATATGTGGTTAAAAACCTGGGGTACGGAGGCGGGGTAGAACCCTTAGTTGCAGCAGGAGGATTACTGGGGGGAGCAACAATGTTTGCAACCACGCCCCAGCCAGCGTCGATTGATTTTTTCAAGTCCCGCCATAGCTGCTCTTTCTGAGCATTAGTGGGGGGATCATTCGGCATGAATACCGACGTAAATTTTGCTTCAGGAACTTTCCGGTCAAGAAACTTTTCGATATAGCCCACATAATCGGTGCCGTCCCGGTCGTCGCCACGTCCAGGGTTTTCAATCTGTTCTATCTCACCGGCTATTTGCGATTCGGGGATTTTGATTCCGCGCGCATTCAGTACGACCTGAGTGGCTGCTGGGCCACACCACCAACCAGTTTCCTGGGGCACGACACGGCGGTCGTAATCCAGACGCTTTTCAGCCATATAAGCAGTATGGCCTATGTCTGCTCAGGACTGTCCTGAAGGGAGGAAAGTTTTTCCAAAGCAATTCGCTGATCGACAGGAAGCTTTGCCGCCAAGAGCAGCATGGCCTTTTTCTTTTCTTCCGGCGTTTTAGCATTTTCCACCAACGAGGCAAGCTCGGGATTGTGCGATTTTGCCACTTCCCACATATCGTCGGGAGTTATCTGCTTTAGTTTCATCGCCGTGTGATTAGCCATTGCGCCACCCGTTTCGGGAGTAACAAGCTCATGTGTTGCCAGTTCAGGGATGCAAAAGATGCCTAGCTTCCTGAGATGGTGCGCCCATGGTCCCCGAACCATGCGGGGAATGTTCACAGGCATACTTCCATCGTGCTGGCTGGGCATACTGGCAAGCCTTTGCGCCAGCATTACCTCCTGGGCCAGAGGGTCCAGCTTGGACAGGGCGACCAACACCGCGCCATAGCTGGCAGGCTCAGGAAGCCCATCCAGGTCATACCGCTCGTCCTCTTTTATCTCCTGGGCCACCGGAGACTTCTTGGCCGTCTGCCTAGTGCGATTTTGTTGGGGTGAAGGATTTGCTTTCCGTGGATCAGGCAATGTCATACCGTGTGTCTACCACGTCAGCTAATCAGGTGTACGCCGACATTCTGAATTTGATCCAAAGCCTTGCGCATAAGGTTTGCAAGACGCTCACCCATGCTCATCCCTGCCTTGTCCTTGCCGCAGCGCACAAGAAACTCCCGGTCTACCCCACTACCGGAAAGAGTCATTTCCTCCACCTGATTCACAAAGATCAGATCAACGCCAAGCCTTTGCATTGCCCCTGCGGTGGAACCGATACGGTCACCGATATTGAAATGCAAGCCGGGTATGGGCCAATGATCATCGCCAATGACCATAGTGTGCGAGGTTGTTGATGAAGTAGCTTTGAAGCCACCGCGAATAGCGGCGAGAGCGGCCAGCGACCAGGCATTGTTTTCACCACCCTGCTGGTAAATCTCATGCAAATGAACCCATCCCAAGGAATCAGCGCGGGCAGTATTTTTCAATTCATCCCACGCCAAAATTGTGCCAGTTAGGAAAGGCATAATAATGTCGGCAGCCATATCCCCCAAAGCATCAAAACCAGCCAGCAGGAAATACCCAAGCAGATTTCCCACCGATTCAATAATCAACTGTGCGATTGCATCTGCTGTCGGGTTGTTGCCACCGACAATCACTGAAACTGCTGTAGCAGGGCTATAACTGACCTTGCTTTGCATGTCCAGATATCTGCTGTCTCGCACCACAATGCCAGGTGCAGCCGACAGGGTACTCATCCAAGAACCCTGGTAATACTCGTCGGGATAAAACTCAGAACTATCTTCCGAAACCTTGATGCTGTCCTCAACGAAACCGCTGCCGTAGTCAATAACTGACCGGACAAGACCCGAAATGACAGTGCCGTCAAAGAACGTGCCACCGGGCAGAGTCCACCCTGATCGGTCCACAACCTCAAGAACAAGAGCGCCGTTTTTCACGTCATAACCCAGACCGTCAGCGCGCTCACCATCGACAGTCATCACCCGCCGATACACAATGCTCAACTGAGCGTCGTCCAAAGCGTCGGCAACCACGGTGGATACCGGGTCCATTCGGCTAGCCAGCAGAGTCCACAGTGAATCATCCTGTAGGAAATTCACTCCCTTGACATGAACTTGCCAGGAGCCAACATTGAAAAGATCAAGCCACTGTTCGCCGTCAAAAGGATCATCCGGCATGGTCCACGGGTGACCCTCTAGGCGAATTATCTGCTCCAAAATCAAGGTGCTAACGCACCAGCGGGCAGGCCCAAATAGGAAATGCACCCGTGGAAATTGAAAAATGGGAAGCGGTAGCGCAGGGTTGGGTGGAGCGAGCATGAAGTCGAGGAATTGCAGATCGTCATTAAAGGTGGCTGTGATGTAGTCGCTACCCTCGCGGGTTTCCACGTCCCAGTGGTGCATAAGTCCTGACCACCGCAAAGCGCCGCCATACATATCCACGGTGACAATTACGTTCTTGCAAGATGCGGGATCATTGGGAATGCTGGCTATCTTTTTAGCAAGATAATGACCAGCGCGAACAGAAATTACACCCGAACTGCTTCTATTGTTTTTCCAGGGAAACTCGTAATTGTCTGAGTCGGTCAGGTCGATCTGACCCAGATAAATGAGGCCGTCGTCTGTTTCACCGTTTGGGGGGTTTATCCACAGCCTCACCTTGGGCATCGCCTTCTTCAGCGACCTCTTTCGGTGAAGATGTTCTTGTATCCGTGGCCGTGCAGCGTCAAGCTGCTTAAGCTTCAGACCATCTTCCTCCCCTTCCAGGCCAACTGGAAGGGTAAATGGAAACGTCGAGGTTGTCATTACAGGAAACTGGCCGTGACCTGCACGCCAGCAACAGAGTTAGTGGTATCAGTTGCGGCCCAGGCACCTGTCAGGGCAGAACCAATTCCCGCACTGAATCTGATACCCACAGCCCCGAATTCAAAGTTCTGAGTTGAGTTGGCCGGAACAGCAATGGTCATTAGTGGCACGTCGGTGCCTACGGTGGGTGCAGTGGTTGCTTTGTTGTAGAGCTTCCAATACAGCGGGGTCGCAGTCGGATTGCTCGCCACCACTGAGTACAGAGTTCCAGCGGTAGTTTTTACTGCCGCCGCGTTGGTGCTTGCAGTTGTTACTAAGGCATAGTTGGAAACGGTAACCGGCGTGGTAGTAGCGACAACAGTTGGAACACCGTCGATGGAGACATTTGCATCAGTCTGCGTCAGACTGGCACTACCGGTGATAGGCCCAGAGGTATATGCGGTGGTAATGATTCTGACTGCGGAGCATCCCGTCACGTCGACCTGATAAATGCCGTTAGCGGTCACGTTGCCACCGGAGATGTAAGCGCCAGTGGCGGCGTTCACGATCATGTTTGAACCGGTGATGTTCACCCAGTTGGTGCCGTCGCGGGTGATCTGAACCTGAACCGTTCCGACCCAGGTTCCGGTCAACTGATACATGTAGGTTGAGCCGCCACCCAAGCTGGTGCATAGACCAGAGGAAGTGGAGTTAGCAGCAATGGAAATTGCTGCCGTTACATCGGTATATCCAGGGTTGTATGCCATGTCAGATAACTCTCCAATTGGAATTGTCCGAAACCAGATCGACCGATGTATCAGGAATCAGGCTGATGGATGAACTTCCATCAATTGTTTGACCACCGACTATGCAACTTAAAGTGCGGGGCACGTTAGCAATGTTTTTGATGCTGTAACGGTTTGTGTTTCCGACTGCCGTAGGCATAGAAGGGGCACCACCTGCGCCTACAAAGACCACATAGTCAGTTCCCGCCGCTGCCCCAATTGTGACCGCAGAGGTTACGGTTGAGATGCTTCTGGCGTAATGAGAATTCACTGCATTCGCTACAGCATTTGCGTCTGAAGCGCGAAACACATCACCAGAAGCCCAGCTATTTTTTACCGGCATATCTACCCCACTCTAAACAGTCGTGGACGGGAATACGGTGAGCTATACCAGCGAGGGAAATAAGCTTTCAGCGCACCGCCGCTAACAACTTCAGAGGCACGAAAAACAGCGCCCTCGTCTGGATCGTTGTCCCCGATTCCCTCTCCCGGTGGGATCGGATACTCAAAGTCCCTGCCCTGTGCGCGCAGCCCTACCGGAGCGTCATTCTCTGACTGGAAAGTCTCTTGGTCAGGCCGGGTCTGAATGAGACAGTTCTCGCCTTCTTCCAGATACGGAGTGCGAACAACTTTGTCATAGTCAGTGACTCCCCGACCGTACATCTCATTTCCCCAAGAGAAGTCTGGGATATGCCAGCGGGCCTTGTCGGTCACTTCGTACCACGGGAAGATTGGCACATCTGACGGGTTGTAAAACGGCATCTTCGTCCAGATGGTGCCGGTCCCCTCAAACTCCCACTCATAGGTTTCGGTAGGACCGACGTAAAAGGGGAACTCGCAAGCCATGGTCATCACCACAGAGCCGAAACTCCACAGCTTAGGGTCACGACCCTCAAACTGAAGCGTCGAGAAAGGCTTGGGCTTTTCCAGCATTCGCGCATACAGAACACGCTCATCGGTGCCTGTGCCGTAAATGATTTTGGTGTCCTCCGAATAGGAGAACATATCCCTGAAGTCGGCATAAAGTTGATGCCACTCATCTGGGTCACGTTCAGGGTCGATGCAATCCTCGTAGCCGATGTTGCATGTCCAGACCAGTTCGCGGCGCTCCCATTCCATGCCGGAAAAGGATTGACCGAACATCGACTTGTGCCAGATCGTCTTGACCGGAGCGTCATCCAGCAGACCTTGGCTACTGGGAGCCATGAAGTAGCCTTGCTCGCCCTGGCCTGGACCGGAGATACGGATTCGCCGCCCGCTCCTGTCCTCAATGTCGATTGTGTCGGTTTGCCAATGCCCCATCAGCGACTACCCCAATGTCCTAGTCCAGACTGGGCGCGCTGCGCCTGCCGCCGGTTTTCCATCCGGTAATACTCATTCAAGTCAGCGGTATGCAACGAGCCGATGCTGGTAGAAGCGTCGTAAATTTTAGTTCCTCCACTCGGCTGGTTGGCTACCTGCCTAACACCATAAGCGTTAGACGTGGTTCCACCTGTCAGGTTGCCCACCAGGAAGTTCGCTCCGACATTAGCGACACCTTCCAGAATCTTGCCGCCTTGCTGGAAGGCACCACCGATCAGTGAGCTAGCCAAGCTCCCGGCAGCACCGCCACCCGCCGCGCCAATGCCCATAGTTCCACCGGCTGCCGCCGCCGTAGCAGCAGTGGAGACTGCCGTACTGACAATGTTGCCCAATGCTGCCGCACCAGAGGAAATGCCAGTCGACAAAGCCGGGTGAAGTTTGTCCAGGTTAGGTGCGCCAGGGCCGGTGCCCTGTAGCATCTCAGCCGCTTTGTTGGTGGTTTCGTCACCCTGCGGCCCTAGCTGGTCAGCGGTCGGCTGAGTGCCTTCCGGTGCCGGAACCGCATTGGGGTCCGGTGCGGTAGCCGGGGACAGCATCGGACCCGGCGGGGTAGTGGCCGGGACGGTGGCATCCGACTGCGGTTCTTGCGGAGGCTGCTGCTCAATCGGGCTGGGCTGGGCTACAGCAGGTTTAGGCTCCACTGCCGGTGGCTGAGCAACAGGCGGCGGCGGCGCTGGTTTCGGCGGCGGGGGTGGCCTGGGAACAAGAGCCTGCACCGCACCGCCCCACGCGAAACCGCCGATTTGCCCGCTTTGCACCGCATCGCGGAAACGGTAGACAGACTCCTGACCGCCCATTTGTTCGACTTCTTGGGCTGTCAGAACATGCTCGCCGTTCGACAGCATCGCGGGAATAAGGTCTGCGGTTGGCCCTCCTTGACCAAAGACAGCACCGCCGCTGCGGAAGGTGTTCTGCGATCTGAACTGATTCAGAGCCTTGACCGGTGAATTCTGGTACATCTTCTTGATGTGCGCGATTGTTGAGGCAATCGCTTCGGAAGATACGCCCCGCTTGAAGCCGTAAAGCTTCTGCATCTGGTCCATGGCTCTGGTGCTTTGCCTGATTTCCCAGAACGCAGACCATTCACTTTCAGGCAATCCAGCCGCAAGGTAAAGCTGCTTGGCCTGTTCTTTCGGGCTTGAAGCTGCCCCACCCTGCGATTTGTTGCTGCTGGCATTTGAAGCGGTGCCTGATTTGGCAGCAGGCCCAAGCCCAGCCAAGCCACCCTCACCAGGCTTGGGCGCACCCGGCTTGACCGGGTAGCCGTATGGGTTGAACTTAGGCCCAAGCCCAGACAGGCCACCCTCACCCGGCTTAGGGGCACCCGCAGGAACCGGATACATAACCGGCTTCTTAGGCGTGCGGCCAGGACCGGATGCCGCCCCGTTACCGGGTGTGTAAGTTGTCCCATTCGGCGGCGATCCAAGAGTCCCAGGCTCACCCAGTGAGGCCACCGGGAAACCCTGCTCATTCTGCGCGTACTGGATGATCCCACTGGACGGTGCGTAATACTTCGTATTAGCGTCTGGAAAACCAGCTTCTTTGAACTGAATATGAACGTGGTCGATGTGCCTCTGGGTGGGCGAGTTGTCAAAGCCTTTGTACGGGCTGGCAACCCACTGGCCGTCCCTGCCAAGGCTGTAGCTCTGGTCATTCCAGATGACATTCTCGACACCCATTTCCGCGCCGTTTTGCATCACATAGGAGGCAATAGCATCACCAATGGCAGTGCCTTGCGGGGTGCCGACCAAAGCACTAGGAATCATCGGATCAAGCGCACGACCTGACGGGTGCCACGGGTAGGGATCGCTCTCCCGGTGTCCACCGATTTCAGGCAGGAACGGGAACGCCGCCGACAGGATGCGGCGACCGGCAATCGTGGCACGCTGCAAATTAGCTTCGCCGCCACGAATGTTGCCAGCACCAAGCTCTGTGCCGCCAGGAATGTAGCCTGCCTGACCGCCGGGAAGGAGGCTATTCAGACCAGGAAGCGGAGCAGCGCCGGGGAACTGAACACCGTAGCCGGGGAACATGGCCTGCATCTCCGGTGTCATCATTGAGGGGACACCGGGGTACGCCGGGTTGATCGGCATTTGCGCATAGTTCTGCAAATACTCGTTCGCCAGGGCATTCATCTGATCAGCGCCAGGAGCCTGAACGCTGGGCTGCTCCTGATCCCCGGTTGCCGAGCCAAAGAAATGAGAACCTAATCCCAGCGCCGACGTGACGTAGGGGTTGCTCATAATTCCGCTCAGACCGAAAATGTCCAGAGCGCCGCCCAGCAGTGCCGACCCAAGATTGGTCACTGTCCCACCAATGAAGTCGGTGGTCCACTTCATCCAGTCGGCAGGCCCAGAACCGGCAGGGCCGGGACCGATACCAAAACGACGAATATCAAAGCCGTCAGGACCGCCACCCAAACCAACGGGCGGCTTACCATCCGCTGTCGGCCAGCCAGTAGGCAGAGAGGTACTGAGCGGAACCTCCAACCCGCCCAAGCTCATGGTCAGCGGATCGGCTTTTGGTGACGGGCCAGGAGTTACTGGCGGCAGG